TATATGTGGGAGGACAACTATTGCCTAATCCAGGAATAGTTGAAGATCCTATCGAAATAAGGTTATCATATACACTTGATCCGGCAGTAGTTTTTAGAACTACTCCTCTAGTATAGGCATCGTTGATTGCCCAAGTTAATAATCGTAAGCATGTTCCACTAACACAAGATCCAAAACTATATGAGTCATTTTTCTTACTCGTACCCATATAGGATTGTGCAACTGGATTAATGTTGAATCCAGTATTATTCATGTAATCTCCGGTTACATTTACTCCTAATGGACTATTTTTTCCTGTGTCAGCCATCTATTAAAAATCAATCTTAGGTAATTTAGGTAATCTGCCTTTTAAATCTGATACAGAAGGGATTGAGGGAAGTCCCAGCATAGGAGCTCCCTCAATCAATACCGTAGGATTAACAAACGGGGGCAAAGTGTTTTTAAGTTTAGCAACACCCGCTTTTGAAATTAATGATCCAATATTTAAAGGTACAGGTGCCCCGCCTGCAAATACACTTTTAGCCTTAGGAATAAGATTTCCTACTTTGTTGATACTATCTGCGATTTTCTTTTTTGGATTCAGCTTCATTGGTTATCCTAAAATTAACTTCTTATCCGGAACAACTAAACCAGTAGTTGCTTCTATGTATTTAGCTTTCACAGAATCGTCGGTTAACGCATAGATAGTTACATTATTAATATTTAATCTCGCAGGATCCTTCGGATCTGCGGTAAACATACTCTGCATCAATCCCAATCCCTGAGGACCGGGGGCAACTGATACTGGGTCTTTTAACGATACCATATGGTTTTCAATTTCAGTAACTTTTCCTACAACTTCTTCACCGCTCGTAAGCTTGAATGTATAGGTTTCTCCAATTTTAATAGTCATCTTTGTTCTTTCTTATGCTGCTTCTGCTAAAAACTTAGCACGAAGTTCTGTAAATCCACCGACGAGTTCTCCGTCGAGGAAAATCTGTGGTACAGTGCGGGCATTTGGTACTGCTTCTAGCAAGTTTTCCTTAGTATACCCTTCACCAATCTTCTTTTCTTCGTATTCAATACCCTTCTGTTCTAGAAGTGTCTTTGCCTGTACACAATAGGGGCAGTGATCCTTTGACCACACAATTGCTTTCATTCTTTTTCTCCTTATAAATTCGGTAGTTCATCGTAATCTAGTGAATCGCTCATCACTCCGATTACATATGATGTTGATTCTGATTCTTGAAGTGCAGTCTGCTTCTTGCTAGTATCCATATGCTTGTTGAACCAAGGAATAGGAGTAGTCTTCGGAGCTGGATTCCAATACTTAATGCCAATCTGCTTAAGAGCGTCTACTGAGTTGTAGTCAACAAAATCCATCATAATCTTTTCATTGAGACCGATGACTGGACCCTTCTTAAAGAGATACGCTGCCCACTCTTTTTCTTCACGAATTACATCTTCGTAAATCTTACGAACTTCTACTTCGCAATCAACCTTTGCCTTAGCAAAACGAGGGTCTTCTTTGATAACCTGATTAATCATCCACGCAGTCCACTCTTTGTGCAAGAGTTCGTCCTGTAGAATCAAGCTGATGATGTTACCATTGCCCATAAACATCTTGTTTTCGACCATTGCGAGACTTGTAGCAAATGATACCATAAAGCGGAATGCTTCAAGTGCGTAGCTTGCGTGTAGAGCTAGCCAAATCGCATTGATATGTTCTTGTTCGGCTACAGCTATTCCAAGTTCTTTCTTACAATTAAGAGCATGTAGCTTATCATAATACTCACCGACACTTGATGCCATATCAATGATTTCCTGAGTATCATGAATCGTGTTAAACACTTCTTTAGGAACATTGTAGATGTTGCGAATGATGTGGCTGTATGAACGAGAGTGGATGTTTGTTTCAAAGAAACTCCAGTTGCTCATGATGGCTTCAAGTTCGGGGATAGAGCAAACAGGAGTAAAGACCTGTGCCGGTGCTCTACCTTGCAAGCTGTCAAGCGCAGTCTGTCTAAGAACATTACTAGTAAAGATATGCGCAACGGCTTCGCTAGCATCCTTCATATCATTTGCGTCTTTAGAAAGATTGACTTCTTCTGGAACCCAAAAGAATCCACGAGCCGATTGTTCAATCTTCTGTAGCTTCTGGTACTTGACTTCTTCAAAACGCTGAATAGTTACAGGTCCTGCAGGGTCAAGAAACATCTTGCGATTAAGGTAGTCTGTTTTTGTTGCTAGATTATATTGACTTTTGCTCATTAATAATTCCCCGATGCTAATACGATTTTACAAATATGTTCTAGGCGCTCAATGTGTTCATATGCTCGCCAAGGTGTAGTATCAATTGCAACTACTCCGTGCCCTTTAATTCCTACAATGTCGTAAGCAATGTTGCCTTCACTGTCAAGACCTAAGTTCTTATGACACTGTGTAGCAAGTTCTTCACTGATAGGCGGAACATCGCCTACATTAGGAGCAACTCTAGTGTACCTGCCTAGTTCAGGGAAATGTGTCACTAACTCATTCAAGTTAATACCGGCGTGCATTGCAGCAACACAGTATGTAGGATGCACATGCACTACAACACGAATATCATCATTATGCTGGCCCAATGCTTTGAGCAAGCCGAAGTGCAATGGCAATTCGCCGCTTGGCTGTAACTCACTAGAGATAGCAGTGTATGGTAGAATCTTGCAAATTGTTTCAGTACCGGTATCTATTAGCCCAATCTTTTTGAATTGATCGGGCTGTAGTGTTTGCTTTCTTACACCACTAGGAGTGATATAGAAGTGGTCTCTATCATGATGACGAATACTGATATTGCCGTCGCGGCTAGTAATCCAGTTACGAGCATAGGCATCCTTTAAAATATCGCAAATTGTTTCTAACATTATAACTTACAACTTTCACAATCACCATCGTCTTCAAAGAAGTCTATAACTTCTAATGGCGCTTCATCTTCCTCTTCTTTAGAACCCTTCTTGTTAATCAAGCTATAATAGAGAGTCTTAATTCCCCACTTATGAGCAAGCATCAAGTTCTTTGCGATAAGAGTAGTCGGAACTTTACGATCAGGGAAGTGAGCAGGGTTATAGAAAGTATCAGTACTAATTGACTGGTCCATGTAAGCAGCAAGAACAGCAGAGGTCTTGAGGTAACCTACACAATCTGTTTGGTCCCACATAAGTTGATACTTGTTCTTTAGTTTCTGATATTCTGGGACAACCTGAATGAACGACCCTGCTTTTGATTCCTTTACAGAAATCAAACTCATTGGCATTGCAATTCCGTTAGTAGAATTGATAACTACTGAACTTGATTCTACTGGAGCGATTGCGCCAACTGTAGCATTACGCACCCCGTACTCTACCATGTCCGCACGAAGCGTTTCCCATTCAAGTTCAGGAGTAAAGTCAGCTAGTTCGTTAGATCCATTTGAGCGAAGCTCCCAAGAGAAGATTCCGTTACCATAACGAGTCTTATCACTGTCTAAGCACTTACCACGCTCTTTAGCGAGTTCAACATTTGCTTCCATCAAATAATATGTTTGATGTTCTGCCCAACTCTTTACATCTTGTAGTGCTTCTGCTTCGCCATACTTGTATCCACGCTTGGCATGCCAGTATGCAAGATTAGTAACGCCGATACCGATTGGTCTAATCTCATCGTTTGATAACTTAGACTGAATCGACAAGAAGTCCTGATAGTCAAGAATGTTGTTCAAGCTACGCAATAGAATACGACATGCTCTACGCATGTCTTCTGGGTTTCTAAATGCACCCCAATTCATACTCCCGAGGGTACAAAGTGCAATTCGTCCTGCCGGATCATCTAGACGCTTGAATGACTTTGTGGGAAGAAGGATCTCGACACAGAGGTTTGATTGATAAATTGTATGATACTCAGGGTCGAATGGTCCCTGATTCATAACATTGTCAATGAACACTAGATATATTCTACCAGTGTCAGTGCGTTCCTTGAGAATGCCTCCCTTAAAGACTTCCTCAGCACTCATTACCTTCTTACGCAAATCCTTACGCTTTTCATACTTCACATAAAGTTCTTCAAATCGCTTAGTATTCTGATAGAATGCTTCATAAAGATCAGGCACTTCATTTGGGTCAAAGAATGTGATATTCTCTTTGTTCTTGAAACGCTTCCAAAAGAATGCGCTGAGAACTACACCATAGTCCATGTGACGAACACGAGTTTCCTCAGTACCTTGATTGTTCTTGAGAACAATCAAGTCATCAAACTGAAGGTGCCAGATAGGATAGAACACAGTAGCCGATGCATTGCGAATTCCGCCTTGTGAGCAAGAACGCAAGTCACCGAACCACTTCTTCAGGAACGGAATCATACCAGTATGCATGATTTCGCCCCCTCGAATAGGCGAACCGAGGGAGCGAAGCCTGCCGATTTCTAAGCCAATGCCAGCTCGTTTGCTAGCATACTTAGCCATCATTTCTCCAGAAGCAAAGATTGAATCTAAATCATCGTCGCTACGAATAAGTACGCAGCTACTAAACTGCTTTGTTGGAGTACCAAGACCAGCAAGCACAGGAGTAGCAAGAGTAAACAACCCGTCACTAGCTGCATTGTAATATTCTTTAACAAGCTTAAGTCGTGTAGATGGACCTTCACTATGGAAGATAGTTGCGGCTGCAATTAGATAACGAACTTGTGGAGTCTCATAGATTTCTTTCGTTGCTCTATTGCGAACAAGATATTTTTCAATCATCTGTTCGATTGCTGCGTATGAGTATTCCTCATCCTTTTCATGGTCGATGAAGTCATTCATCTTGTTCCAATCGTCTTCGGAATACCATTCTAAAAGTTCATTAGTATATAGGCCTGTTGCTACATTAGTCTTAACGATTTCATACAATGAAGGCGGGTTAAAGTCTCCATATACATCTTTACGAAGCATAGATAGGCGTTGTCTGCCTGCGACATATTGATAATTAACATGTCCAACATCAGGGTTTGATTCTACATCAATCAAATCCACAATAGCTCTAAGAGTGATTTCGTCAATCTCTCGTGTAGTAATACCATCATAAAATTGTGGATGTGCTTTGATTTCTATCATAGATTGACTTACATCAGCCGTGCCATTGCACACCTTTGTAATCTGCTGCTGCCACTTTTCCAGGGCAAGTGGCTCTATGTTACCCGATCGCTTTCTTACATTAATCATTCTTCGCCTATTTTCTGTTTTAATGAACTTATATTGATATGCTTTACGACTGTGAAGCTTGATAGATTGATATTTAACACCGACTCGGGCCAGTAATTCAATACATATTTTGCGTTATCTACCAAGACTAATACAGCATGTTCCTTATTATCGTCTAAAGCTTCCACAAAGTCAAGCTCTTTTACGCCCAATAGCAACAGTGTGTATACCATTCCTAATGCTCTAGCATAATAACAATAGTTGTTATAGTTGATGAGTTCCCAAGGGTTGGGCCAATCCTCAATATCATCTGGGTGCAGATAATGATTGCTGATGGGTACTCGTTGCCAAAACCTATCTACTTCTATACAGATAGTAGATAAGTCTTGGTCAACTAAGTTTTCTTTTAATTTGAACCACTCGCGGAGACGAGTGTAATAGTCTAATAAGAATACATTAATCACAGTGTACTTATCATTTTATAGAGGCATGATTATAATACAAAATTAGGTTTGAGTATCTGTTAAGAAACTCTATATAACATGTACTGGTCAAACCATATTTCAGTACTAATAGGTGTATCATCTGCACCATCCAAACGGGTTTGTACAAATACAGTTGATGGGTTTGTGAATGTATGAGTATAAGTTATCAATGACCAAGAGGTTGATACGCTCCCGCCACCTGCAGGTGCTTCTACATATGTACCGTCGCTTAAACAACCAAATATAAAAATACCTGCTGATGTAGAAACTGACGCCTTTGCATAAACTGAGGCGCGCCATGTTTGTCCTACAGCAGCAGGTGCCAAATTCCACGGAACACTATTATATGTTCCTATATGAGGATCTGCTCCGGTTACTGTCATTTTCATGGGTATGCCACCTGCAGGACTTAAACTAGTACCGGCATCTCTACTTATTGTGCAGCCATTTGTGCCTGCACCTGATGCCCAAGCAAATATGTCTAGTGGATAAGGAACTACATTGTTGATATCTCCTAATATCACTCCACCTGATATAGTTGCTCCGCTTATACTGACTGTCATGCCGCTACCGCCTGTACATATAATCTTTTACCTGTCCCAACGCAAGGATCACCAAAAACATCATTAGTAGCAGGAATATTTACTGTGCCGCTTTGACCTAATAGATAAGTGCTGACAACTGACATTGAAGTTGATGAATGACATGGACCGATTACAAATGAACCGGCTGTACCAGTTGGATCACCGTAACTAGCAAATTGCACTCCTACAAAAATTGTACCCGGTGGTGCTGTCATTGCAACAGTTGTA